TAGACTTCAAGAAGATAGTCAGGCAGCAGGGAAATGGAAAACCGAACAAGGTGGTGAATACTTTGCAGCTGGTGTTGGCGGAGCAATCACTGGACGGGGTGCTGATCTATTAATTATTGACGATCCTCATAAAGAACAAGATGTTAGAGCAGATGGTAAAGCTTTTGATAAAGCTATGAACTGGTACACAGCTGGTCCACGTCAACGTCTTCAACCTGGTGGAGCTATTGTAATTGTAATGACTAGATGGTCTACAAAAGATGTAACTGGTCAATTATTAAAAGCACAAAGTGAGGAAGGAAGTGATCAATGGGAAGTTGTAGAACTTCCAGCAATATTGCCAGATGGAAAACCTGTTTGGCCAGAATTTTGGAAGAAGGAAGAATTACTTAAAACAAAAGCCTCGATCCCCGTTTCCAACTGGTTGGCCCAATATATGCAGCAACCGACTGCCGAAGAAGGAGCCATATTAAAACGAGAATGGTGGATGGACTGGGAAGATAAATACCCCCCTAAAATAGAATATACTGTGATGTCCCTTGATACTGCATTTACAAAATCAACAACAGCCGACTATAGCGCCATAACCATGTGGGGAGTTTTTTCGACCGAGGACCAGGGACAAAGCATAATTTTATTAAACGCATTTAAAGGACGATACGAGTTCCCCGAACTACGTAGAGTGGCTCTAGAAGAATACCAAGACTGGCGACCTGACATGGTCATAATCGAAGCGAAAGCTTCAGGGCTACCTTTGACTCACGAGTTAAGGCAAATGGATATTCCAGTTATTAACTTTACACCCTCAAAAGGAAATGATAAACACACAAGAGTAAACTCCGTTGCCCCGCTTTTTGAAAGTGGTAAAGTATGGGCCCCGATGCATGAGCATTTTGCACAAGAAGTAGTGGAAGAATGTGCATCGTTTCCATTCGGAGAACATGATGACTACGTCGACAGTACGACACAGGCAATCATGCGAATTAGACAGGGTGGTTTGGTTCGACATCCTGAAGATTACAAAGACGAGCCAGTTGTTAGAGGACAGGTAAAGTATTATGGCTAAAAGAGAAACTATTAATTTAATTATAAAAACATTCAGAGAATTAGGTGGAAATGTATCCGATGTCCTTGGTACCCGAACCAATGTCAACTTCTTAGGTGTCGGGGATAACGTAGAACCATTCTTAGATAAAAATTTAAATACAGAGGCTCTAGGAGCCTTATCCCAGAGTAAAGCAATTGATGAAGCTAAGAACGCTGTCGGCTTTGCGGTTGGTGATAAACTAAACGATATTCAGGCAAACAATCTCTTAACGAATCTTAATAAGATGAAAGAGTTTTATATGCCACCGGCTGGTCCAGCAAACATCATTGACCTTGGAACACAGACTGGAGTTGAAAGAACTATAACAAGAAACTTAGATGCAGAAGGTTTAGGTGCTTTAAGAAAAGGTGGTTTTGATGACATAGATCCAAACTCTGAAATAGCTGCAAGTCTAAGATTAGAAGAAAAGGGTAAAAAGTTAGCAGACTCAATGTCTGATGCAGAAATAGAATTAAGAGGTAATTTTCCTACAGCGTCTGATGACCAAATAAAACAGATGTTAAAAACAGGTTTAAACATAGACGACTTACCACCACCAGGTTCACGTGGCGGAGCAGATGATATTGCAGCGCCGGTTGAACAAGGCTTTGCAGGATTTGAAAGAACAATTAGAGAGCTCGCTAAATCTGATCCTGAACTTGCAAAACAATTTAGAACTGTAATGACAAACAAAGGTGACATGCCGGGTAAACGTGCATCAGCTAGAGAATTTTTAGTAGAGGCATTAAAAAAAGATGAAATGGATGTAGGAACAGCTGCATTTGGTAAAGTAAATTTAAACAACGTTATATCTGCAGAAGATGTAAGATATATTACTGAAGGCGGTGGTGGGCTTGCAGGTGACCCTATTTTAATAGTTGAAAAATACTTTGGTCCAAGAATTGCAGAAGCATTACCCGTTAATGCGTCTAACGAAGAAATTTTAATTTTTACTAAAAGAGTTTTAGAAAAAGTAGAAGACGCTGCAGGATTAAAACCTGACAATCCACGATTCGATAGATTTACTGCACGGTTTATCGATGAAGTACAAGATTTTGCCAAAGGCGGATTAGCTAAGATCCTGGAGGTCTAATGGTCGGAACTGTTCTATTTGACGCTAAAGTTATTCAACGTATTAAAGATTTACTTTTAGAAGATAAAGGTTCTATTGTTATAGAAAAAATTTTAAAAGAAGAAGTAACAGATCCTAAATCACCAATTTTTCAAATGGATATTCCTACGTATGGAGGAATCGAAAGGTCCATCAAACCTAAATTAAAAACTAGAGATTTTGTAAAAGGAGTTCCTGGATTTAGCAAAGAAGAACTTAAAACTTTAGAAGAAAGAGGAAAACTTACTACTCAAAAAGTTACGGAACAGGACTATTTAGATATGCAAAAACAAATCAAAAAAAATCCTAATCTTACTAGAGTGGACGTAGCAAAAAAATTGGGAGTAGCTGATACTTATATCTATACTATTGAGGATACATATAGTGGTAAACACGGCAAATTAAACTACAAGCTTTTATTGAGTAAAGGGGCGGCTCAACAACCCCATGTCACTGAGAATGCAAAAAAAATTTTAAAAGCTATGAAAAAAAACCCTACTCTTACAACAGGTACAAAAATAAGAGATCATCCTACTGTGAACTTAACTGAAAAACAATTTAATAGCGCTATGACTGCTTTAAAAAATAATAAAGTTAATCCAGAAACAAATAAACCTCGTTTTAATATTTCAAATGATTTAGTTAAAAAAATTAAAAGAATTAAAGGTGGAACCATTGCAACAGTAGAAGAAACTTTAGTTAAAAAGAAAATATTAGATAAACAACGAGTTAAAGATATTTTTACTAGACCAAGAATAGCTGTGCGAGAATTTTTTGATAAAGGAACTGTTTTTGAACATGCTTTTCCACGAACCTTAATTAATAGAAAAATAAATGGTAAAAATTTATTTAATGCAGAAACTAGAGCTGGTTTAGAATTAACTGGGTCAAGAACATCTCCTTATTTAAATTTTGCTAAAGTCAAAATAGATAATTTGCAAAGAGGTTTGGTAAATGCTTTTTTAGCAGATGAAATAACTTTAGATGAATATCGAACGGGGATAGATAAACTTAAAAAACGATTTAAAAAGGTTACAGGAGGTTATGAAATAGGGTATATAGATTTTGATAAAAACAAAAATCCTAGACCTATTACAAATATTAAAAAAGCTACTTTATCTGCTGGAGAGTGGGGTCCTGGAACAGCTCAAAAAGTAACCCCCTTTGAAAATGCAAAGTACACTTCTACTCTTTTAAAAAATTATTTAAAAAATCCTGATGATGATATTTTTTCTAGTCTTAGAAGACAAATGCCTAATTTAGAAATTACCCCCAGTTTAATTTCACAATATGACGAGTCTGCCAAAGCTTTTACTCAAGTTAAACCATATTTAAATAACACAAAAAAATTTATGGTTTTTGCTGAAAATAATTTAGATAACCCTATGGTAAAAAGTTTAATACAAGCCCCTGAAGGAGGTATTAATAAAACACCAGAACAACTTACTAAAAGGTTTAATAAAATTAAATCTCAATTACAAACAGCAGCAAATCTAGATGATAATAATATCTGTTCTATTTTTGGATTGGCGAGAGGGGGACTTGCTGGAGGAGGTTGCGGTGATCGAATGCGACAGGCTCTTAACGAAATGCCTAATGAGACTATTACTAGGGTGGCAGAACAAGGTCCTAGTAAATTTAAAACATTAGCAACAGGTTTTCTTAACATTGCAAAAAAAGGTGGCAAGTTCGGTGCCTTAGCCGCGGTCGGTGCTGCCGGAGCCGGTGCTGTTAAAACATTTATGAATGATGACCCAACAACTTATTTATCTAACGAAGACCAACAAAAGAATATGTTAATTGATATGGTAACAGGATCGTTAGATGACACACCTGTAGAAGAAGCACCAATAGGAGATGCTTACTTACCAACATTAGGAGCGGTAACTGTAGCAGGTACAGCAGCAGTTGCACCTTCAACAATTGAAGCTGCAAGAAGCGGTGCGTTAGGTGCAACTAAATCTGGTATAACTAAAACTGCATTAAAAACTGTAGGTAGAGGTTTAACAGCAGCAGCTACACCACTTGGACTACTTGCAACTGAACCTTTGTATTTAGCAGAACAAATACAAGAAGGTGATTCGTTAGCAGAAATGGCAACTAACCCATTTAACTATTTAGGTCCAGCATTTGCAGGATATGCAAGTGACTTTGCAACAAAAGGTTTAAAAAGTCCTGGACTTGCAAAAGCAATGAGACTTGGAATTAGTCCTGCAGCTTTAAGAATAGGAAGTAGATTTTTTGGTCTACCTGGTCTTGCAATATCTGCTGGTATTAGTGGTTATGAAATGTATGACGATTACAAAAAGAAAAGAGGTATGTTTAGTGAAGAATAAAACTCTTGTTGCAAATATGCAACACGTTAAGTGGAAGGAAATTCCACCTTTAAAAGGACCTGACTCACAAGGGTTGAATGTTCCTACAAAACAAGTTACAACAATAAAGAACTCGGAGAATATAAATGGCAGAAATAGACAAACCATTACCAAACGTAAATACTGAAATTAAAGTACCTGGCGAAGAAGAAGTAGCAGTTGCTGAACAAGAAACTGTTAATGAACAAGTTGGTCCTGATGATGTTCAAGTTACAACCGAAGAAGATGGTAGTGCAACAATTAATTTTGATCCAGAAGCGGTTAACCAGCCTGGAGGAGAAAGTCATTTTGATAATTTAGCAGAATTATTACCAGAACAAATTTTAGGAAAATTAGGTTCTGAATTAGTAGAAAATTATAATCAATACAAGTCTTCTAGAAAAGCGTGGGAAGATACTTACACAAAAGGTTTAGATCTTTTAGGATTTAAATATGAAAATCCAACTCAACCATTTCAAGGAGCTTCAGGTGCAACGCATCCCGTGTTAGCAGAATCAGTTACACAATTTCAAGCGCAAGCTTATAAAGAATTACTTCCAGCAACTGGTCCAGTG